TATCTACTACTGTTTGTTTTTCTAAAGCCATTTTGATTTCCTTTGAGTTAGTCTGTGCGGTATTGCCCGCCTATCCAATAACTAGCAGCAAAATTAGAGCACTCTCTGTTTGCTCCATTTGTTATATACGCATAAAGCGTATTTGTACCGTTGTTCACCATCCAAGTAGTATTCCCGGGATTTGCGCTGCCCCCATTAGTATATGAAAACCAACCTCCGGCACGTTTAGATGAGTCTGCTGATGCGGTAAATGGAAGTGAGAGCGTAAAATTGGCTGTATTTGAATTACTCGTAACATAAATCTGGATAGAAAAGAAAACAATACCGCCAATTTTTACATAAGTACCAGCAGCAGTTGTAAGCGTTGTTGGGCAGGTAGGCGTCCAAGTCCCCTCCTCATAGTCATCCAGCTTATTAGCCGCAGCAGAGCCGCCAAGGTAGACGCCGCCTGATGCCGTTAAGTCAACCGCTGAAATGTCGCCAGTAGTTGTAATGTCTGTGGCTTGCGCCGTAGTGTTAATGTCAGGCGTTGTAATCCCTGTCGTTCCATTTAAAACTATACTCATATCTACCCCTTAGACGATAACCCAGCGGGCGCCGGACTCGACGGTTACTGTTACACCACCGGAGATTGTGACTGGCCCTGCGCTCATGGCGTTCTTGGTGGATACGATGGTGTAGTCGTAATTGACTGTCTGCCCGTTCTCGTAGAACACCTCATCGGTACCGCCACCTGTGGCTCCGCCGCCCCCACCCGCAGATACCAGCTCTACGGGGAAATAAGCAATGGATTTGAATTCGTCCGAGGCTGAAGCCGCTGATGTCAGGGTTACATTCACCCCGTCCGGAGCTGAGAAGTCGGCATTATTAAGCAGCACCCCGTTCAGGTACACGTCAATGTAACCGGGTATGTAGCCGCCAGACGGCGCGAACACAGTCTGCCCAGCCGTCGCTGTAATCTCAGTAACAGTCCGTACTGTCTGCCCAAACGGTGGTACGCCGATGTATGACATTTATTGTTCCTTTGGATACTTTGCTTTGGTCGCTGCGATGGCGTCTGCCCAAGTAGTTGTGCCGTTGCGCTTGTCCCAGTACTGCATGTCTAACTGTTCCGCAATTGACGGGTAGGCTTGGGCACGTTGGCGCTGGTATTCGTTGTTGTCGTACTCAGCTTGGAGGCGGGACATTTCGGCTGTGATTTCGGCTTCTGTTGGTTTCGGTCTGTCATCAAACCACTCTAGCCCTTCGTAAGATTGCCCACGAATTACCAACTTAGCGTTTGGTACAAGGCTAAAGACCGCCTCACTAAACCATTTAGGTTGAATCCTGCTCATCCTGCAATCTCCATAAGAGTAAGTGAAGAGATGCCGCCTTCATCGTTAATATCCACACCGTTCCCACTACAATTCATCCTCAGAGCGTAATCAACAGAAGCTGTACTAGATGGGCTGTCTAAATATTGTACGTGTATCGAACCGACTGAACGGTTGTTGGAAGCGCCATCATTCCAAGGGGTAATACCATCAAAATTACCTAACGAAGTACCATTACGTACAAGCCAGTACAGGCCCTCTGAATTAGTACCCGCGCGCCTAGCAACAGACGCTAAGTTACCCATTACAAGAATTTTATTTGACGCACTCCTTGGTGTAATTGATGCAAACAGGAAATCAATTTGAGCCGTTACTCTTGTGTCTGTTGTGTTTAAAACTTGCACCACTTGAATAACACTACCCGCTGGCATCGAGCTTGAGTTCAACACGGGGATAGCCGCGGCTGTTAAGTCCAGCCCAGCGTCAGCGATTTTACTTAGTGCCATGTCTTATGCCTTTGGGTACTTTGCTTTAACAGCCTGACAAGCCGCAATGTATGCGTCGATCTGCGCTTGGTCACCCTTGACTACGCCGTCGAGGTAGTCAGCCATAGGGGGATACTCCACCAATCGTTTGTGCCAATATGGTTTTTCAGGAATTGCAGGAATTTCCTCATAAACCCAACCATTATTCCACTTTGCTTTATGGTTTTCAGGAACGATAGGGGCATCAACTTCAATACACCCTGCTGGTATGAGATAGACATTCGGCTCAAGTGGTGAAACCTCTACCTGAACTACTGAGACAAAATAACCGTTTTCATCTAATTGGATTACGTTTTTCACAGTCGCCCTCAGTATTTAATACAGGCTAAAAAAGCCAAGTTGCGTGGTCGAGTTACGCCGCCGCCCCATCCATCAGCCATATACCAATCGTTGTCTCTGGCAGGACCGGTACTGACATGAATCGATCTGCTAGTGTTATAACCATTAGCATGCGCAGGGTCGTATCCTAGAATTGCTTGTGCGCTTGCAAGACTTTGGTCGCCTGAATTACCAGCCGCCATCGTTCCACCAAAACCTTCGTCATACGGAATGTTAAAGGCGTTAACCGAACCTTTTTGCCAAGACCCAATACCACGCCCATTATCTATCCCACGTCCATCATCAAAAAAGCGTGGAAATTCACCACGGCAATCGGGCAAACCAAAAGTTGTTGAGCCATCACCCGCACCGTAAGAGGTACCAATAGCGGCAAATAAATCAGCGTAGGTAGTGCGGGAAACCGTTGCACCGTTGCACTTTAACCAGCCGCTAGGGGTTGAGTTCACTACAAAGAAAGCCAGCGTCCCTGCGGCTACTCTGGCGGGGGTGTCAATTTTAGTAACTGTCACGGCACCGCTTGCCAACTTGGTAGTGGTTACTGCGCCTGATGCAAGTTTTGCCTCTGTAATAGACCCGTCTGCTGGTATGGCGTTATTAAGAGACCCCGCAGGAATGTCAAAGCTCCCCGTGACTATATTTGCAAGGTTTCGTGCGTTGCTCATGCTTACGCTCCCTGTTGGGCTGCCATTTCAGCTTCCATGCGAGCCTGACGTTCTGCCGCAGATTCCACGTTAGCCGCCATAACGATGTCGTCCTTTGAGCCAGTGATGGATTCACCAGCGGCTAGTTTGCGTTGGACTTCAGCCGCTACGATTTCCTCGATAGCAATGCGGCACCGCTCTTTGACTGCGTTTTGAATCCAGTCGTCTTGTGAAAAGGCGACAACACCGAGAGCCTTGTTCTCGGCTGCGCTTAGTTCGATTGTGTAAGTTGCCATGTTTTATCCTTTTAGTTTGCCAAATAGCCCCACATATTCCACTGACTAGGGTATGCGTACGCTGACCCAGAACCCCTGTAATAACGCAAATCCACAGTGTCATTGGCATATAAATATACTCCCCACCCACCAGAAGCGAGAGCGTGGGCGGAAGAAGCGCCGTTAAACTGTATATTATTCGAGCCACTACCGCCGTTTTTCCAATATTGCAGACTGTTTGTCTCGCCGTTGTAGTGTGGATATGAAAGGCCCCAGAAACCAAACACATAGTATCCATCTACGGGGGCAGTAAATACACCAGTACTTCCGTTGTAGTGCCCACCCCTATTTAGTACTGTTGTTGCAGGGATAACTATTGACCAAGTACTCGTAGATTGCGAATAACTTGTTCCAACATAAGAAAAAGCTGGCTGATACGGCATCGTGACCCGACCTTCGGAGTCGATGCGCATACGCTCGGCGCCATAGTTTTTAAATGCTAAAGCACTATCGCCATTAGAGCCGCCCCAGACAATTTGCTGACCCCCAGTTGGGTTTACTAATTTTAATGATGCAGGTTTAGTTGTGCTTGCGTTTTGGATGGTTAATCCCTGACCTGCGTTTGTCCACTCATTTGTGGTTCCACTGTCGTAAGAGATATAAACAGAGGATGTTGGGTTACTCGTGCCAATTCCTACATTACCATTACTACTTAGAGTAATGTTATCGCCAGAAGCACTTTCATGCTTAAGGCTTGTTACATTTAATTGACTCATGGCTTTGGATACTCCTGTTTCACTGCGGCAATCGTTGCTTTCCAAGCGTCAATGCCTTCGTGGTAGATGGTGTCTAGCTGGTCAGCAATGGATGGGTAGGCTTGAGCACGTTGGTCTTTGTATGAGTTAGCGGCTACCAAGGCTTCAGCGGCAGAGAGGTCATAGAACACTACTTGCTCGTTTGCGTCATAGGCAACGTCACCACGAATGGTTACAACCGATGGGTTTAATTGGCGAATTGCTTGAAATAATGTCATGCCGCAATCTCCATAGCAATAAAACGAGTTGTGTCAGCGAGGCCTGGTGGAAAATAAATGCTTGTCCCAGAACCGTTAGACAGATACACTTCGTATCTTACAGAGGATGTGGTGTTTGGAACGTCATACGCCACTAATGTAGTTGGGGCATAGTATGTTAAATTACTACCAATTTGTGTATTGTGGATCTGTACCGAGCCATCTCTATAAATGTAAAAGCGACCAGCCCCGCCTTCTTTATAAAATGTAGAAGATACCGTAATAACAACGGTGCTTGTCGTGAAAAGCGGTGCTATATCAATGTATCTACCAGTAGCGGTTATTGATGTATTTGAGGTTCCTGCGGCACCTGTATACCCAGCAGTCACCACCTGAATCACACTACCCGCTGGCATCGCTGACGCTGGAACACCTGCCGTAGTCAACACCGTCCCCGCCTCATCAGGCAACACAAGCGTTCTATCTGTATTGGTCGCTGGTGACTCAAGGGTGAAAACCCCTGTGCCTGTGTCAGCGCCTTTGATTGCTACTTTACTCATTCACTTGCCCCTTGTCAAGAATAGCGTTTGCGAAGTTCAGTTGCGTCTGCGACTGCTTTTTGATATGCAGAGTTATCTTTTGGGTGTGCTTCTTTAACGGCTTTTATAGCATTGAACCATGCACCGTCTTTTGCAATTGCCCCAGTATCGTTAAGTTCATGCCAAAGCAAGTCTAATTGCTCACCCAAACAAAGTTGTTGAGAGTAAAAGGCTGCTCTCTCATTTTTATAACTCTCTCGTACAGATTTTTCAACCTGTTCAAAAAATGCTTGGCGCTCTGTTTCCGAATAGTCAGAGCCGTCTGGATGGCGCAGTGGAGCGCCCGGATCAAGTGGGTGTGTCATCATGAAATCCTTGTCAAATATGAAGAAGTAATTAGATCGTTACCGCCCGTGCTTACGCCAGATGCTACTCCATAACCCCAAACACGAACACAAATGTGATACTGGTTAACCGTGCCGCCAATAGTGTTAGTAATGGTCATTGTTTCTAGGTATGTCGTACCAGTTCTTGAAATAACAAATGCTGGTGTGAAACCAGAAGAAGAAGCGCTTCCAGTACCAGTATATCCAAAGACACCTTCCAATTTGGCTGCATAAAAACTACCTGCGTTTATAAAAACATCAATCTCGTAGGCGAGGTTGTCGTAAATATTTGCAATATCAAACAACGAAAAACTAGATCCATTTGCAATTGAGTTTACGCTTCCAACCCATTCTTGACAGTTGCCCAGCGTGTGGGCGTTTGACCTGCGCCCTGCTAAGTTTAGCCATGCAGTTCCGTTGTGATGAAGCCTCGGATTCCCATCCCCATCCGACAACACGATGTAGTTATTGGAAGTGCGGACGTCGAGACCACCTTGGTTGCCGTTGTAGCCACCGATGACGGTGTTCTTGGAGCCGGTGGTTACATAGTACCCAGCAGGATAATAGGAACCAACAAACGTATTTCCTGTTCCGGTTGTTAAAGAGTAACCCGCCCCAGCACCAACCAGCGTGTTGTACTCGCCAGTCGTGTTGCTATACCCCGCCTGATGCCCCACAGCGGTGTTGTTGGAGGCGGTGGTGTTGTTTGCCAGTGCAGAGACGCCTAATGCAGTGTTGGTAGACACATCACCCGCACCACGACCAACTGTTAAGCCGTTGATTGTGGCATCGCCTTCATAAGTTACAGACGGGGTTGTGATTCCGTCTGTTCCATCTAAAACTATACTCATATCTACCCCTTAAATAATAACCCAGCGACTACCGCTTGGAACAGTAACAGTAACGCCGCTATCAATCGTAATTGGACCAAAGGTTCCTGCGTTCTTATTACTTGTAATCGTGTAATTTGTAGTCACTGTCTGACTATTCTCCCAGAACACACCTTCTTTGGCTCCAGCCTCTAGTGGGCTACCATTTTGTGTGAACGTCTGGGCATCTAAGTTCCCATTAACAACAACGTTACTTTGGAATGTACCGCCAGTGCTTGCAGGAACAACGTCAGCAACAGTAAAGTTACCAAAGGCATAAATGTTTACCTCATCACCAGCCGTAGCCCCAGAAGTTAAAGTGACAGCAGAAGCAGTAG